CCCCAGGCGATGCACTCGGGACCGCCTTCAATGAGGGCAACCGAAACCAGGGCCAGCGCCTCCTCGCGCTGATCCAGGCGCACGCCGCCTCAAGCTACGCCCTCATGGTCCAGGAGCGAGTTTGATGTCCGAAGCTATCACCGCCGAACCCGTCGTCGCCGCTCCTGCCGAGGCCGCTCCTGCGGCCCCTGCGCCTGCGGCTGCGGCAGCTCCTGCGGCTGAAGCGCAGTCCTCGGAAACCGTTCAAGGCGAAGGCCAGGGAGACGGCAACGAGAAGCCCGCCGACGCGGGTGCCCCAGCCGAAGGGGAGGCCACACCACCGGCCGAAGAAGGCGGGGAAGCACCAGGTGCTCCCAAGGCAGGATATGCCGCCTTCGACGTGCCCGAGGGTATCGAGCTGGAGGGCGAAATGCTCGACAGTCTCACCGGCCTCGCCAAGGCCCACAACCTCAACCAAACCCAGGCGCAGGCCTTGGTCGATCTTGGTGTCCAGCAGGCCAACATGATCGCCGAGCGCTACCAGGCCTTGGTGGCGGAGAAGCCCGTACCGCTGAGCGCGGCCTGGGCGGCAAAGTGGTCGGAGCAGACTGCGAGCGATCCCACCATCGGTGGGGCGAACCTGAAGACCACGATGGCCTTGGCCACCCGTGTTTTCCAGACCTTCGCAACGGACGACTTCGGCACGTTCCTGAACGAGACGGGCCTCGCCCACCACCCCGAGCTGATCCGGTTCATGAACAAGGTCGGCGCGGCAATCAGCGAGGACACCCTGGTCACGTCGCAAGGCGGCCAGGGCAAGGGCACCGAGGTCGATCCGTTCCGGCGGGCGGCCAAGAAGCTCTACGCGAACATGAACTGAGCGACACGCTCTCACCCCTTTACTCAAGAGGACCTTGACCCATGGCTACCCTGGCCACCAACACCCTCACTCTCGCGGACTGGGCCGAACGGCTCGATCCCGCCGGCAACATCCCCGAGATCGCTGAACTGCTCACGCAGACCAACGAAATCCTCCAGGACGCCGTCTTCATGGAAGGCAACCTGCCGACCGGCCACCGCGTGGTCGTCCGCACCGGCCTGCCGACCGTCTACTGGCGCGCCCTGAACGCTGGCGTCCCGACCAGCAAGTCCACCACCGCCACGGTGGATGAAACCTGCGGGATGCTGGAGGCCTACTCCGAAGTGGACGTGGACCTGGCGATGCTCAACGGCAACTCGTCCGAGTTCCGCCTGTCCGAGGACGCGGCCTTCCTGGAAGCCATGAACCAGCTCCAGGCCCAGACCATGTTCTACGGCAACCCCGGCGTGGACCCGAAGACCTACCTGGGCCTCGCGCCCCGCTTCTCGTCCAAGGCGGCTGCCAACGGCGTCAACATCCTCGACGCGGCCGGCGTCTCCACGAACAACAGCTCGATCTGGCTGATGGTGTGGGGCAAGAACACGGTCTTCTGCCCCTTCCCGAAGGGCTCGCAGGCCGGGATCATGCACAAGGACCTGGGCGAGCAGACCATCTACGACGGCAACCTGCCGGGCGCCGGTCGCTACCAGGCGCTGCGCACCCACTACCAGTGGAAGAACGGCCTGGCCGTGAAGGACTGGCGCTACGTGGTGCGGATCGCCAACATCAACATGAGCAACCTGGTCAACGAAACCTCGGCGGCCAACCTGATCAAGCTGATGCTGCGGGCGATCTTCCGCATCCCGAACCTGCGCGCCGGCCGCGTCGTGTTCTACATGAACCGCTCGGTGGCCCAGATGCTCCCGATCCAGGGCCTGAACACCTCCTCGGCCGCCGTGAAGGTCCAGGAGGCGCTCAGCCAGTTCGGCGAGCCCATCGTCAACATGACGTTCATGGGCGTGCCGATCCGGCTCTGCGACCAGATCCTGAACACGGAAGCCCAAGTTACCTAAGCCCCCTGGGCGGGCCGGGGATGCAGCACCCCGGCCCAACGCCCTTCCGCTGCACCCCTCAGTGGAAACAGGACAATGATCACCGACAACTTCCTCCTCCTCGAAAGCGCTCAGGTGCTGGTCCGTGCGGCCTCCACCTACGTCTCGACCAACACCATCGACCTGTCCGTCAACCGCGACATCGGCACGGGCGAGACGCTGAAGGTCCTCTGGAACATCGAAGTCACCTACACGGGCGGCACCTCGATCCAGTTCCAGCAAATCCTCTCGGCGGCGGCCAACCTGTCCTCGCCGGTCGTCGTGGACCTGGGCGTCACCATCCCGGTGGCGAACCTCCTGGTCGGCGGCCTGGTGGCGCGGGTTATCCCCGAGCTGCTCGACGGCCCTGCGGGCGTCACCGCCCCCGTGGCCGGCGTCGGCGGCGTGGGCTCCGTGGGCCTGCGCTACTACGGCACCCAGAGCGTCAGCCTCGGCGTCTTCGCCGCCGGCCAGCACTCCACGCGGATCGTCAAGGACGTAATCGACGTGAAGCACTACCCCTCGGGCTGGTCGATCCTCTAGCCCCGACTTCCTCCCCAACTCACCCCCCGGCTTCGGCCGGGGGTCCTTTCTCCAGATGGCCTGGGCTCCAGACCATCTGGTGAACGGACCCCAGAAGGAGAACTACCAATGGCTACCGGAGAGCGCCCCCGCTGGCGGGTGAACACGCAGTCCTTCGTCGGACATGCGCTCGTGAACGAGAACGACGAGGTCTACTACACGCCCCCGGTCAACCTGCTCGGCGAAATGGTCGGCGAGGTCGAGGCGAACCTCTCCCCGCTGAATGACGCCGCCCAGGCGATCATCGACGCGCAGAAGACCGACCACCCCGACAAGGCGTCCAACGCTGAGAAGCGCGAGCGCGCCGCCGCCGCCAAGGCGGCCGAGGTCGAGATCGTCGAGAAGGAAAGCACGGACGGCCCGGTGAAAGCCGCCAAGGGCGACGTGCGGTCGCCAGCGAAGCCCGCCAAGGGCGACGTGCGGTCGCCAGCGAAGCCCGCCAAGGGCAAGAAGGCCGCGACCGAGCCTGCGGCCGACGCGGACGAGGACATCGGCTGACGGCCCCTTCCTGGACCTTCGGCTAAGGCGATAGGGCGGGCTCGGGCAACTGGCCCGCCCTTTTCTCTAGGGGAACGACATGGCGGCATCTGACGTAGACATCGTGAACATGGCCCTCGGCCACCTGGGCGACCGCGCGAACGTCAGCTCGATCTCCCCCTCGGATGGCTCGGTCCAGGCTGACGTGGCCGCCCGCATCTACGCCCACATGCGCGACTGGCTGATGGAGCGCTTCCCCTGGAAGTTCGCGCTCAGCCGCGCGACCCTGGCGCAGCTCGACATCGACATGGGGTCCTGGGCCTACATCTACGCCGAGCCGGCGAACTGCCTGCGGATCGTGAACGTCCTGCCTTACGGCTACACCAGCGACGACCAGGGCGTGGATTACGACACCGAGACCGACAGCACAGGCCAGGGCCTGATCCTCACCAACGCGATCTCGGCCACGGCCCGTTTCATCCGCAAGACCACCGACCCCGGCAAGTTCTCCCCCGGCTTCACCGAGGCCTTCTCCTGGTTCCTGGCCGCTGGCCTGGCCGGGCCGATCATCAAGGGCGAGACGGGCCGGCAGGAGGCCCAGCGCTGCGTCCAGATGGCGGCCCTGGCCTTCGCTTCGGCGGCGGGGCTCAGCGCCAACCAGGCACGCAAGCGCCTCGACCACATGCCCGAGTTCATCCAGGTACGCGGCGTGGATACCCTCGCCGACACGGGCGAAGGCCTGATCCTGCGGACGACCAACTAATGGCTCAGGTCCGCACGCTCGCCAGGTCCTTCGCCGGGGGTGAAGTCACCCCCGAGTTCTGGGGCCGCATCGACGACGCCAAGTACCAGACCGGCCTGGCGCTTGCCCGCAACTTCATCCCCCTACCGCACGGCCCGGCCGCGAACCGCGCCGGCTTTGGTCTGGTGCGCGAGAGCAAGGACAGCTCGAAGAAGGCCGTGGTGCGGCCCTTCAGCTACTCGTCCACCCAGACGATGGTGCTGGAGTTCGGCGACGGCTACGTGCGTTTCCACACCCAGGGCGCGGTGCTGCTCCAGGGCGCGGTGGCGGCCTACAGCGGGGCCACGGCCTATACCCCCGGCGACCAGGCCCAGGTGGGCGGGACCAACTACGTCAACATCCTGGCCGTGACGGGCACCTCGCCCCCCAACGCCACCTACTGGTACGCGGAGCCCAGCTCGGGCGAGTACGAGGTCCCGAGCCCCTATGCCCAGGCCGACGTGCTCGACCTTCACTTCGAGCAGAG